TTAAATTCCCATGCGGTACTCTTCGTACGTGCGAGGTTCCGAGTCACCTTCTTTACGGAAAGAAAGCAGTTCTTCCTTCCGATTCGTAACATACCCCAATGTTTCAGTAAGCTGACGTCGCAGGGTAGTAGGCATTTGAGGAATGGTTTTATCGGTCAGTCCATTCTCAATTTTATTCATGATTTCGAGAGCCAGGGCAATCTGCTCCTCATCAATCAGAATATTGACGCGATAACCCTCACTGGTATCCTGCTCGCTGCCTAACTGCCTGGTCAGTTTATCGACCTGATTGGCATAGTCATCCAGCTGGGCCTGAACATCGGCGGGGATTTCACCATTTTTTTCAGCCAGCGTTTTAAGTGCGTTGACGTTATCGATCGCCTGTTGTGCAAGGTCAGTTGCAGTAGTCATATTCAGTATCCTTTTGAAAAATTTTTAATTAAGAAAATTCAATGAGGTTAAAAAGGCCGATCAAAATCGGCCTAAAAAAAGTCAGTTACTGACTAGCTGTTATGGGTGATCGTACTGCTGGAAAGTGCGCGGTACCGGGTCGCCGGGCTTACGGTACTGGGCGTTGTCGTCTTTGCGGCTTTTCAGATACATCAGGGTCTGCTTGGCCTGATACTGATCATCTGGAGAGAGTGAACCAGCCGTACCTGCGTTAATCGCCGCAACAACTTTGGTCAGAATTTCGATACCCCAGCCCACGGCTTCAGTGGTATCCAGAATCGCAGAGCGATACAGGGTATTGAGGTCTTGCAGGTCTTCAAATTCCTGGTCGGTATGAGACATAATAAATCCTCTTTCAGTTGAGTGAGTTAGGCTGTGAATTCACTCAGTCACATTACTCTCAGCACCTGGTGATGACCAGTAAAATACTGTTTATATGTACAGTATATTTGTGTCATAAATTTGGCTTAGTGCCACTTCTGCGTTTACTGCGCTCTTCCAGAAAACGTATCCGGCTGCGACTGGCACGCTGGCGAACGGATTCATAGGATCGGTTGAGTTGCCGGGCTATAAGTTTTGGTGGGGTAGTCGCTGCGAGTTCTTTAAGAAGGCCTATCTCATCGGGTGACCAACGGCGGCCGAGAGTTAGTTGATTCCCCCGGCGCTGATATTCAGGTGATTGCATGCAGCCTCCTATGATTATCCGATTGCCTCTTCAATTTCTGCCTTACGAAGCAGATAAACATCATCAAGCTTTTGCAGGTCTGACTCATTTCCTGCCATTGCTGATCTGGCTCGCTCATAAGCTGAATTCAGCTTGTTTAAATCCATAGAGCCAGCATTTGCTGTGAACCACACGAGCGGGCTTACAGGTGGGTTATTGACTGTCAGTTTCTCAACAAAGTGCTCAACACGTTTCCCACGAGAAACCGAGAGCATCATGGAGAAATTTGCTTCAATGCCGCTCATAGCCTTAACTTTAATGCCGCCAACTTTCACGCCACCAAATTTCACATTCGGATCACCTACCAGAGTCAGTGATTTACCAACCCAATCCTTACCATCGTTACCCCATCCCCCTACCAGAACGCGGCGCATTGAAAGCGATGGTTTGTATGGCCGGCCCTCATATCCTTCGAGGTCGATAAATACCGGCTGCTCCTTGTTGCCGGCGCGCACTGATTTAATCGTGGCTGTTATGGAACTGGTCTGTACGTCTTCAAAGTTGATTTGGTCAGACTTAGGGATAATGGTTCTTGAAAGGTCCATCACAGAAACACCTCATCATTGAATTCTTCATCAAAAAGATATGACGGGATGTTTATCTCTGCGGAAGGCAGTACAATCCCCTCGGTTTTTATTTCTTCGTTTTCAAGGCACTCAGCTATCTTTTCGAGAGCTGCAAACATCGCCTTTCGGCCCGCTTCGAGCGATTCTTCCCGATGAAATACATACAGTTCCGATATGGCGGCTTATTCTCGATAGCGAAAAAGCAAAACTGGTCCACGGTTTTACCGGTAACCAATTTGAGAACGTGTAAGTAAAAGGCGGCCTGAATGTGGTAGTGAAACCTACCAAATGCCTGACTGAAACCTCTGGCTGAGGCGTCATTACAGCTTTTGACATCCATAGGGTATGGGTAGCTATCTGACAGTCGGTCGAATCGGCATTTAAGCGGAAGTCCTGTTATGTCGCACGTCGCGAACATAGAAACCTCAGACTTCCCTGCAGAACGCATATAGTCGACAAAGTCGTCGTTCATCCTTGCGGTTTCAATCATCCTTGAAACTGTGTCGACATCCTGACCTACCAATATGCGATCACATCCATACTGTGCCAGCGCATCCTTGTACTCTCTGGATCGACGGTCCGCTGCGGAAGACAGCATAAGAAACTGACTTTTGAATAACTGAGGCTCAAGCAGAGCGGCATGTATTGCCGTTCCAATATGCGCTGACTTGCTTCCCTTGAATGGATTGAAGTAGAGGTTTGCTGGGCTGACACTGATAGCTTTTACCGACGTCGATCCAATGGCGGGGTCTGCATGGTAGTCCTCATTGCTGAGGTCGTAGTAAATCCCTGGCTGCATTACGCCGCCTCCTGATTTCCATGTTTGTTGCGGTAAATCCCGATCGCCACTTCACGCCGCGCAGCCTTAATCATCGCATCACGTAAAAAAGCCTCAGCCGCTTCGTGCTGCTCGTCGTCTTCGTCGAACATCTCGATGGCCGGATAGTCGTAATGGCGCGTCAGGAAGGCGCACAGGGCAGGCATTAACGGGTTTGTCTTGTGCTGGCTCATACGTGCATCAACTTCAGCTGCGATGAACTCCAGTTCGCTATCCGGCAGGTTATCGGCGATATCCTGCACCTCATGCCGGGCAGTTCTGTTCAGTCTCATTGCAAAGCCCTCCGCAGTAACTGCATCGCCATAGCCCACTTGGCACCATCGCCGAACAGATGAGCCTCTCTTGAAAGCTCCTGAGCCTTCGTGAAGTAACGTGATTTCATGGCTGGCCTCTTTGATTCAGAGTGTCGATAAGGTTGCGCCAGCCAGTGCGGAGGCGGCGTGTAATGGTGTCGAGAAGTGATTCGTCTAACTGAGCAGCGCCCACGATGGCGCCGCCCGCGATGGCATAGTTCATCGTGGGTTCCTTGAATTTGGTTAGGTTGGTGTCAAAAAGAAGGGAGCCATTGCGGCTCCCATAGGGGTGATACGTTCTGGTTATCTATCCTGTCATTTGAAACTTCTTAGCGTTGGTGCGTAGCACCTCAAAGCCGTCTGAGTAGACAGCTTTACGGTGTCACTCAGTTGATATTTTCATGGAAGCGATTTTTTGTATTAGGCATTATGAAATCCTCCGTTCCGTGTATAGAAAACGACTATGAAAAAGATGCTAACTGCGACCTTGTTATTTTTCCTAACCGCTCATCTCTCTGCTGCTCATGCGCAGATGAGTGAGGATGAGGCAAAAGAAGAAGGCAGGGGAATATGGATGACTGGCTGCCTCGACTACAAAAATGGTCTTCTGGATGGAGATTTTCCTAAATGGTTCAAGCTTGATGCCATGACAAAAAGTCGTACCGATGTGAAAAGGAATGCTGTCATCCGTCTTTATTCCAATGGTTGGGACACCGCGAAAGCTATGGGTGGTGTAGTTGACTGTAAAAACCAATCCATATATTCAGCCGATGCCTTTACCTCGGGAATAGATATACGGTCTTAATTAAGTAGTGCTATTTAATGATGTGTGTTACGTCCTTCCGGACGGTGCGGTAACCCGCGTTGAATATTGCAATCTCCGGCAGACATACCGATGTGCTCTCATGCCTGTCACGCAGACAATAAAAAAGGCCGCCTAAGCGACCTCTTCAAATTTGGCTACGATGCCAATGTCTATCTTCACGTTCATCCCTGTTAACTGCCAGGGTGACTCCTGATCCGCATCATTTCCCACTACAAACCGGAGCCGATCATCGGCTTCGTAAATCTTGCCCTCAGTAAATGCCTGGTGCTGATTTGACTGGATGCATTTAAGTTTTTTCATGACTTACCTTGCTGTAACGGAATTGGACTTGCGATTGCCGGCATTGTATAGCGCAACCTCAGGCAGGCAAACAGCCCCACCTTCATGCCTGTCACGCAGAGAAGGGGAGATGCAAGCCTTCTCGATGCGGCTGATGTGCTTAACCTGAATCGCCACAACCTCTGGCTCAATGCCGAAAGCCGTGTCGATGATTGATTCGATGCGATCACGATCCATTGCCACCGCACGACGACGAGCATGGCGGCGTGATTTGGCGTTCTCTTTAACCGATGTGCCGTAAGTGATTACTGTCATGGTTGCCTCCTGAAGTGGTTTTGGTACTGCCGACTGGTAAGCCGATAGACAGTCCAAATCCATCTCGGTTGGTTAGTTGGCGCTTTGTCAGCGCTGCAATGTTGTTAAAGAGCATCACCGTCCTGGTGAATAGTGCGTCCTGCTGATGGGATAAAATTACAATAAAGTTTGTAGGCTGTAAACAATAAATATTGTATTTGGTGGCGAAGAATACAAATAGCTTTGTTTTTAAAGGGGATTTATTTTTGCGAAGTGGGATCTGCAGGCACAAAAAAGCCCGCTCAATGGCGGGCTATTAGGGGGAACCAGTAAAAACTTCGTCGCGGCCGGTTAATTGGATTTTTCTTCTTTAGCTCTTTGGGTGGCCTGATCAACCTGAATTTTTAGCAGCGTTTTGTTTATATCATCCAGCTTATCGGCAACGCGGGTGAATCCTTGGTTCATCTCGCCGCGAAGCGAATCCACATCGTCCCCGCTTTTATCACGTGAAGAGGTCAGGTCTGAGCGCACGTCATTAACATCAGAATGGATTAAAGCGTAAGTGCCTCCCGCTATAGCAAGAGCACCTAGTAAAGTCGCTACACACAGTCCAATTGCCCAACGGATAGTTAGAGGGCTATCTTTTTCAATTGGCATAATATCCTCCTCTAAATCTATCGTTACGGTTTCAGCAACCAACATATGGCTGCCATCGTGATTTTCAAGTATACCAGTTTCTGGGTTAGGTTGTTGCGGGTTAAATTTTGGATTTTGAAAGAAGAAACTATCATCAAAACAAGGCGTGATCATTTTTTTCTCGCATGCAGCCAGGTTGCAACCTTATTGGTGTTGAAAAGCTTTATCTCGCCACATGTACTGCATATTACGAAGAATGCCCATACCCCAGAGCCACTTATCATTGGGAGAGGAAGCGTGATGATAACCGGCTTTTCCTTGTCATTAGGATTACTGTTTATCTCCCAGTGAGAGCCACCACAGCATGAGCACTGAAGATCTTTCCCATCTTTTTCAAAGCTCTTCAAAAAGTCTTTGAAATCTTGTGTCGTCGCTGAAAGGACCAATTCAGGTAGATTAATTTTTTTATCCGCGTCCATAACTCACTCCTTATCATCCAAACGTCTCTTCCGGCCACTAAGCTGCAGTAATCGCTATCACCGCATTTACAACTCCAGCAGCTAACAGAACAAAGCCCGGAATCAGGTAATTTTTGTCCCGCTTCTTACGGGCCAGGTAGAACATCGCGAACGCAATGCAGAACATCGGAATCGCTATCTTCGCAAAAACTGACATGCCATCTCCTTAGCCAAAAGTCTCTTCCTGCTATCGAGTCTCAAACCAGCCTCATCTTCGTCTCGATCGCTACGCCAAGCACTTTGCAGTTACCGTTCACCGGCACCATAGGCCACTGTGGGTTCAGCCCCTTCAGGTACTTCTGGCTGCCATCAATGATGAGCTTCTTGAATGTCGCTTCGTTATCGTCGGTTAGCTTCGCAACGACCAGGCTTCCATTGACTGCTTCACGTCCGGTATCGAACAGCACATAGGTTCCTGCCGGAATACTCAGCCCAATCGGCGCAGTCATTGAATCGCCTTCCACCTGCAGCCAGAATGCATCTCCCTGCGTATGTGCGTCAGATTCAAGCCACATATCGACATCCTTAATCGTATAGGGTTCACAGGCTTCATCCCATGCGCCAGCCTGAACCTTGCTTAAAACGGGGTAGCGCGCAGTCGGCTTGTAGTCCCGAGGGTTAGACACATTGCTGTCTAAGGTTGCCCCTGTTCCATCAAGAAGCCATTGGATGTCGCAATTTAACGCCTTAGCTAGCTCAGGCAAATACCTTGGTCTTTTAGTTTTACCGCTCTCAAGCTGGACAATCGCCTGCTGCGTTGTGCCGGCCTTTTCCGCTAGCTCTGTCTGAGTCAAACCCAGCTCAGTCCTTTTTGAAAGCACCCTTGCCGCAATTGTCATTTAACACCTCATCAAAAAAGAGATGTTCACAAGAAAAGCTGTAATTGACAAACAAAGTAGTTTGTATTTAAAATACAAGAAAGTTTGTCAAGGAGGCTATATGCAAACTATCTCCCAGCGCCTCAAGCAGAAACGAGCAGAGCTGAAGATGACTCAGACCGAATTGGCGCTTAAGGCAGGTGTGAAGCAGCAATCAATCCAACAGATTGAAGCTGGTATCACCAAGCGCCCACGGAAGATCTTCGAAATCGCTGTAGCTCTGCAATGTGATCCTGTCTGGCTGCAATACGGAAACGGCGTCAATACCGCCGCCTGATTTCCACCGCTCTTTACACAATCTAGCCCGCCGCCAACGCGGGGAAATTTTAAACCCAAGTGACTTGCTCACCGCAATGTCACGCAATTACTTAACCAACAAAGGAATTTTACATCATGGAAATTGCAAGCTATCGCAAAAAAGCGAGAGAGATTGAAAGCCAGTTACTGAACAAACTGGCTGAACGTGGACAGGGAACACTGGCGAAGGTACTCGACCTGGACGACGCAGCTGTAAGCCGCATGAAGCGTCCATCAGGAAAGCAGCGTCACAGCTTCTTCCAGATGATGAGTCTGGCGCTGGCTTATCTGGATGTGGTTTCACCTGAATCAGAAGTGGCGCAGAGGTTGTTGCGCATAGAGCAGCTACTGACAAAAGAAAAAGCCACGAGCTGCGCGAACAGCTTCGAGGCCTGATGCACGAATCTTACTGGATCAACGTACAGGAGTAATTATGAGTTCTTTATTATCGCTTTACAAGGCTAAAGAGAAAAACGGCACTGAAACAACGGTTAAGAAAACTTTTCTGGTGCCATTGGCTGAGCTTTACGTCGAGCCTGGCTACAACGTCCGAGAAATCGACCAGGAGCATGTCGCTGAATTTCGAGACGCTTTCATTGCCGGTGAATTTGTGCCGCCGCTGGCGGTTCAGGTGACAGAGCAGGGAATCAAGATTATCGACGGTCACCACCGGTACTACGGCGCAAAAATGGCGTCAGAAGCCGGACACGAAATACCCCGCCTTGAGTGCAAGGACTTCTCAGGCTCCGAAGCTGATCGCATCGCATTCATGGTCACCAGTTCACAGGGTAAGGCACTGTCTCCTCTGGAACGTGCGGCAGCATATCAGCGCCTGCTGAATCAGGGCTGGACACCTGCAGAGATTGCCAAAAAGGTTAAGCGTTCACCAGCTGATGTGGATCAGCATCTTCAGCTACTGGAGTGTGGCGATGGTCTAATCGCAATGGTCAAAGCGGGCGAGGTAGCACCGACAACGGCTGTGGCGCTATCACGTGAACATGGCGCGAAAGCGGAAGCCGTGGCGCAGGTTCAGATGGAGAAGGCCAAGGCTGCTGGTAAAACGAAGCTGACGCGCTCTGCTGCCATACCGCAGTTCAGTGCAGCAAAAGCACGCCGCCTGGCTGAATTACTGGTTGATGCAGAGTTCGATCGGGATGGTGGTTTCGACAGCTTGATTCTCTCTCATGGCACCACTGAAGAGATAAAGCGGATTCTCTCTGATTATCGCTCAGGCATTCCTTCTGACGGGGGCGGCGATGAATCTTGCGCATGACAACGTATCACCAATCAGGCCCGCTCTCAGGGCCGTGGAGCAACGTGTGGCAGATACAGACGATGGATACACGCGTCTGGCAAACGAGCTGTACGAAGAGCTGATAGGAGCCAACCTGACCAGGAATCAGGCTAAGGTTGCGCATGCTGTTTGCCGGAAAACATACGGCTTCAACAAGAAGATGGATCGCATTGCTGACAGCCAGATTAGCCATCTCACCAGGCTGCCCAGGCAGAAGGTGAATAAGGCAAAAAACGAGTTAATTCAGATGTGTGTTCTGGTCAGGGAAGGCATGCTAATCGGACCAAATAAGAACCTCGCAGAGTGGCAAATTCCAGAGTGTCACCATGATGGTGTCACTGTCACCAAATCAGTGACAAAAAGTGTCACCAAAATGGTGACAGGGTTGTCACCAAAACAGGGACACACAAAAGACACTATTACAAAAGACAAGAAAGACAATAAACATACGTCAGAGGATTCTGGCGAATCCTCCGACACCCCCCTGAGGAATCTCCCGGTCATTCGGCCTGAAGCAGCGACCCATTCACTGAAAGGTGACAAGTGGGGAACTGCTGACGACCTGAAGGCTGCTGAGTGGATGTTCAGCAGGGTGAAGATTGTTACTCCAACAGCTAAATCCCCTAACTGGCCTGCCTGGGCTAACGAAGTACGCCTTCTGAGAGGAACACTTGAAGTTACGCACCATGACATCTGCGAAACCTTCAAATGGGCCAACGCCGATCACTTCTGGCAGACCAATATCCTCAGCCCTGCAAAACTCCGCGCAAAGTGGGACACGCTCCGTGCGCAGATGAGCCAGCCAGGGCGTAACCGGCAGGCAGTAGCTCAGCAACCCGCTCAGCACTGGAACAGCCGCGAAGCCTGGGAGAATGAATTCCTATGAGAAATCTCATATCAGCAATTCAGAATCGTGATGCAGGCGCAATGGCTCGCATTGCAGGAGATGGGCCGCGTCCAGTTGAGCGTGGAGTGCATGAAGACGTTGAACGTCTGGTAGACGCCCTGTTTTCAAACCTGAAGCAGGTGTTTCCGGCATCGGTCAGCACTGCGTGGCGCAACCCCAACGACGAAGCAGCAGCGAAACGCCAGTGGATCGCGGCGTTTGCAGAGAACGGCATCCACAACAAGCAGCAGCTATCAGCAGGCATGAAACTGGCCCGCGCCAGTGGCTCACCGTTCCTGCCATCACCCGGCCAGTTTATCGAGTGGTGCAAGCAGGGTGAACACCGCGCAGCCGGTCTGCCAGCCGATGATGAACTGTATGACATGTTCCGCCTGTACTGCCGGGACCGTGGCATGTACGACAGCAGCGAAGAGTTCCCATGGGAAAGCCCGGCCTGTTTCCACATGGTGACAGCGGTCTATAACCAGATGCGATCATTCAACCTGACCGACACAGAGTGTCGCAAACGCCTGGGCGATGAGCTGCGCAAGATGTCCCGCCGCATTGAAGCTGGCGAAGTCATCCCGCCGCCGCGCAAACAGATTCCTCAATTGCACATTCCGACCGGTAACGAAAAGGCACTGGACCACCTCGCCGACATTCGCCGCCGCTTCGGTCTGAAAGGTGGCCGCCATGACTGAGATGAACCGCATCTGCTTTGAGCGCCTGTATCGCAGCGTGCACGGCGATAAACACAACCTGACCCGATCACATCTTGGATATCAGGATGCCACGGTAGACCGGGCGTTTTTCTTCTGGCTTGAGGGAAAGGAGAGCGCAGCATGACACAGGTTACTCAACTGGTAATCAAAACCCCGCTGATGCGTCAGGCCCGCAACATGACGCTGGCAATCATCGACCTGGCTAAGACGCGCGACCTGACGCCGGAGCAGTTCCGGGCGCACCTGAACGCTATCGACATGCTGGCGCGCGAAGCACATGACCTGATAGTCGATGCTGAGTTTGAAAAGGAAGGAGAAGATCATGATCCACTATCACGGCGGACCAATAACGCCTGACACCTGCGCAATTCGGGCATGGAAAGGGCGGCATGCTTTCATCTCCTTTGCTCATGCCGGCCAAATAAATCTCGCCTCAGAGTTCTGTCAGTCATTCGCTCTGGATAACGGTGCGTTCACAGCTTGGAAGGCAGCTGGACGAAACAAAATCGACTGGAGGGATTACTACGAATTCGTGGCTAGATGGAAAAACCATCCCGGCTTCGATTTCGCCATCATCCCTGATGTTATCGACGGCGGAGAAGCAGAGAACGAAGCATTGCTTGATGAGTGGCCACACGGTGATTTCTATGGCGTACCGGTATGGCACATGAACGAGAGCGATGATCGATTCATCCGGCTTTGCAATAAGTACCCGAGAGTGGCTATCGGTAGTTGTGGAGAATATGACGTTAAGCGTCCGAATCTTGCTGTGGCGCGCATGAAGGACCTGATCCGGCACGTTACAGACGATTACGGCCAGCCCATCGCCAAGCTTCACGGCCTGCGCATGCTTAACCCAATTATCTTCACCAAACTACCGCTGGCGAGCGCTGACAGCACTAACGTTGGCAGAAACATTGGTATCGATAAGGCATGGTCAGGAGCGTACGCCCCTGCATCAAAAGAAACCCGCGCTGCATTGATGGTCGAACGTATCGAGTCACACAACAGCCCCGGCTCACTGCATTACTGCGAGCAACGGGACCGGTTCAACATGCAGCTGCAGTTGGCTGTATAGGAGGACGCATGAATAACGTAATCCCTCTCAGACCTAAGCACCAACCCCTCAAAGACTCACACTCAGCGATACTGACAGCCCTCAAGATGCTTCGTGAAGGCGGACACAGTAAGCAGAGCATTGACCTGTTGTTGAGCGCCGCAGCCGACAACATCCATGATTACGTGGAGACAATCGAAGGGAGGTAGCAGTGGAGACGCAACGTTATCTACTGAGAGACAACAGCATCCGGCAGAACTGCATCAGCGCCATCCAGCAACTCCCCGCCAATCCCGACAAACCTCTGCAGGTAACCATTCAGGAAGACACCAGAAGCCTTGCGCAAAACCGCATGCTTTGGGCCTGCCTGCATGACGTATCGAGCCAGGTGGTCTGGTACGGGAAGAAGCTCGATCCTGAGAGCTGGAAACACATTTTCAGCGCCAGCCTGAAAGGACAGGAGACGGTGCCGGGTATCAATGGCGGCTTTGTGGTGCTGGGCCAGTCAACAAGCAAAATGCGCGTCGGTGAGATGCGAGATTTAATCACCTTAATCCATGCATTCGGTGCCGAGCAGAACGTCAGGTTTAGCGATGAATCAGCGCGCGCGGCTGAATGGGCTGGAAGATTCGGGAGGACAGCATGACACCACAGGTTACCTCAATTCCTCAGTTACTCATTGAGACCCGAGGAAACCAAACAGCAGTTGGCCGAGCGATCAAATCCACTCGCACAACTGTCAGGAAATATGCCCGAGACTTTAACTGCCGGTATCACGTCGTAGTCAATGGTGTGTTGATGGTCAGTCAGGGCGATCGTGGGCTTCACAAAAGGAAAAGCAATGAAGAAAACATGGTTCACCCATGACCCTGTAGATACAGACACTGCAAACGAACTCATTTCCCGTTACAACGCCCGCAACATTCATACCCAAAAGACACTCGCCGCCGATCCCCGTTTATGGCTGGTTAGCGCGCTGTTGCCTGAAGGTAATCGCGAACCACGAAGAGACAAAACTTATGAGAACAAATGCTGGGCGTAAGCGTTGTTGTAGCTGCAGTACTGTGCTGACCAGTGAAGATAAACACCGGTTCGGAGTTAGCTGTGAAATCTGCGAAGAGGATATCTGGTATTACGAGCACCTCGACTATCTGCCAATTCATGCCGCATGGCGATATACCTGCTATCAACTGCGCTGGCTGTGGCATACCGCTGGCTACGGACGAGACATATGCCTGCGTCCGCTGCTGCGCCGGCTGGATGCAAGACGACAACATCAGAATGCACGGAGGGGGCGATGAGAAAAGTCAGGCGAAGATGTAAGAATGCGGACTGTCGAGAATGGTTTCATCCGGGTTTCTCAAATCAAACGTGGTGCTCACCAAAATGCGGAACCGTGATAGCACTGACAAAGAGAGAGAAGGACCGGCATAAGGCGATACAGGAAGCAGAGCGACGGCGAAAAGATGAAGCTCAGCAGGAAAAGCGCCATACCAAAATCCGCAAGTTAGCAGTAAAGCCCCTCAGTCACTTCCATAAGCAAACCCAGTCAGCCTTCAACGAATATATCCGCACTCGTGATGCCGCCGATCCGTGCATCAGCTGCGGACGATTCCACGAAGGAAAATATGACGCCGGGCACTATCGAACTCGCGGCGCTTCACCGGCTACACGCTACGAAGAAACCAACTGCCATAAGCAGTGCGTACCATGCAACCAGCACCTTTCCGGCAACATTGAAAACTACACGCCTAACCTGATTAAGAAGATCGGTCAGGCTGCTTTCGATCGCCTTATGGGTCCGCATGAGCAAAAGAAATGGACGCGGGAAGAGCTGCAGGAGCTGGCTGCGCACTATCGGCAGAAAACCAGAGAGCTGATCAAGCAGAGGAGCGAGACACCATGAGCCTTGAAGCGACAGTAAAATATTATTTTCCAAAAACAGCGAGCTTTGCGGGTATGCCGCCTGCAACAGCTACAGATGCGCTATCAGGCACTGACTACATGGCTGCCATGGGAATGACTCAGAGCCGAGCGCCGCTGGGCTATAGTGCGTTCATGGGTAAGGTTGGAGTGAGCGATAACGACGCCCGACGCGCCGTATCGTTATTAACTGAATATGCATTGAGTACCTGCGATAAGGTTGCCGCCTTGCGCAAGCTAGACACCGATATTAAGACAGCAGTTATGCAAACGCTCGCAACTTATGCCTACATGGATTATTGCCGAAGCGCCGCCAGCGTCAAACCCTGCGAATGCTGCCAGGCGAAAGGATTTATTGAGGCTGACGTTTTCAGCATGAAGTCACCGCTATCAGGTGGCTCTGCACGAAGCGTGAAGGAGGTTGTTCGCGTTATCTGCAAGACCTGTAAAGGTAAGGGCGTCGTGTCATCAGCGTGTCGTGACTGTAGCGGACGTGGACGTGCCGTTGATCGCAAGCTGACTGAAGAGCAGGGCGTGCCTGTCATGGGGGATTGCAAGCGTTGCTGCGGGCGAGGGTATGAGCGCATCCCCGCAGTTGAAGCATTCCGAAGCATTTGCGCATTTACGGAGGCTATCAGTTTGGCAACGTGGGACAGGAGTGGAAAGCCATTCTTTGACCAGCTTATCGGCAAGCTGGAAGTTGAGGAATCATGGGCTAACTCCTCACTGAATAAAGTTACAGTTTGAAAAAAACCCACCGTAAGGTGGGCTATTGCTAATTAGTTTCCGCCGGGACGTGAATCTGATGAACGTCCACCACAGCGAGAACCATCTGCTGCCGTATCGTTAGCATGTTGGCAGTTGCCAGCAAAAGCTTGTGTAATTGAGCCGAGAGATAAGGCAAGGAAGAGTATTGCTAATGTTTTTTTCAAGGCATGCACCTTTGCATTTGATTAAATTACTAGGTTAGTAACATGAACCGCCAGCATGGTGAGAACCGGTTCCGCCGTGTGGATGTGTGCCTTTAGGACATGCCAGAGCTGAGCTTGAGAAAGCAAATACTGCGGTGAGCATTAAAAGTGCGGCAATCTTTTTCATAAATTTATAGCATCCTGAACAAGAGAGGAGTGAAGAGATGGTCACAACAATCTATCAGAAGATTCCTATTAATTAATACTGATATATGATCAGTTCTTATGATTTAATTTCTCTTGTAGGCTTAACTGAAAATAAAGGACATAAAATCGCTGGTTATTTTATCGTGAGCTATTTACTTTTCAGGAAGCTGGGGATATGATTCCTAACAGTTGAAGTTGCGCGCTGTTGTTTGAAGCGTTAACTTAATCCAGTCAGTTCCATCACTGATAATGTGGATGCCAAACAGCCTCGCGACCTCATCAGTCTGCGGGGCTTTTTTATTATCCCCAAGAGCGGATAAAGCGCCCCTTATACCCTCTAGCGGGTAAGTAACATCACTAAACTATTTCAAAGGTCAGTCATAGAACTGGCCTTTTTCATTGCAGACTTTCAAAAGATTTCTGACATAACCTGTTGTCGCTTAGCATGTAAAACTTTCAATCAAAGAGGTTAAAGCATGCAAAGCATAAAAACTTATTCGATACCCCTCGGTAATGTTTCGCCATCAAATCTTGATGGGCTGTCCGCATTGTTTGAAGAGTACTCTTCATATTTTGATGGGTACCTTTTAACAAAGTATGGCGGTGATGGGCAATATCAAGTAGTGGATGGGTCATTCGAAATTACAGGTGCAACAGAAAACTTTATTGAATTCATTGCAGTAGTAAACTATTTCTCCGGATGCAAAGACCAAGACCATGATATTGATGTAGGCGGAAGTGCTTATTATGAAATCACTAATGGTCATTTAAACGTCAGTTTGGATGAGACAGTCTGGAATCAAGATTAAATTTCATTTCAAAAGCTCACTTCGGTGGGCTTTTTTCGTTTTTCGCCCCTGCCAATCAACATCGACTTTCACCCTTTCCTATGTGGCAGCGGGCGATCTTTTCTTCTGACTACCTGCAGCACCGACCGTAATCACGGAGGTGTTATGAGTATCGATATGAGCAAACTGGCTTCAGGCGCAGCATATGGCGCATCTGCCGGGACAATCGCCAATGGTCTTCTGACCCGGCTAAGTCCCGATGAGTGGAGTGCTGTAGGCGTGCTGGCCGGTATTTTGGTCGCGCTTTTCACGCTCGGCATCAACTGGTACTACAAGCGCAAGGCTACCCTGGCGCAAATCAAAGCCCTTCAGCGCTGGCCTACTGCTCCGGACATCAACGAGGATTAACCCATGGCTATGTCAAACAGCCTGCGCAATAAGCTTATTGCTGTCGCGGGTGGCGGAGCTATAGCTATCGCTACGGTATTCCTCGGCGGAAAGGGTGGAGTAGAGGGGAGGGTGTACGAGCCTTACAAAGATGTGGCGGGCGTCTGGACTGTCTGCGACGGGCACACCGGCACCGACATCATCAAAGGAAAGAAGTATACCGACCGCGAATGCGATCGCCTGATGTGGAACGATCTGCAGCCAGTCAAAAAAGCTGTTGATGGGATGGTCAAAATCCCACTGGGTGAATATCAGCGGGCCGCATTGTACAGCTTCACCTATAACGTTGGTACAAACGCGTTCTCGAAATCGACACTGCTTAAGCGTCTTAATGCCGGTGATGTTGATGGCGCATGTGAAGAATTACGCCGCTGGATTTACGCTGGCGGCCAGAAATGGCGTGGATTAATGAATCGGCGCGATATGGAGCGCACCATGTGCCTGGCGGAGAGTGCCGATGACCTTAAAGGCTAAGGTGCTTTCTGCACTCATCCTGCTGGCTCTGCTGCTATTAGCCACCTCAGTAGCGCTCGCGCTTTATTACCGCGGCAATGCCATTGACTACAAGGCGCAGCGTGACACGGCAAATAACAGTCTCAAGCTGGCAAATGACACCATTACCGATATGCAGACACGCCAGAAAAGTGTCGCTGCTCTCGATGCGAAATACACTAAGGAACTAGCTGATGCTAAAGCAACTATCGATCAGCTGCATGATGATGTTGCTACTGGCAAGCGTCGGTTGCAGCTCAACGCCACCTGCCAGAAACAATCCTCCTCCGGAACCTCCAGCCTGGATGATGCAGCCAGCGCCCGACTTACTGACGCCGCTCAGCGGGATTATTTCACCCTCAGAGGGCGAATCGAAGTTGCCGGAAAGCAAATAGCGGGGCTGCAACAGTACATCAGAGAGCAGTGCCTTTAATATTTTCCTTCAATAGGACTCGCTAAATCATCATCACATAAACATTAAGGATGCAGTTAGCGCGATTTGAACAATCAAATGAATCAGCGCTGCCTTTATCCACGAAACCTTCTTATAACCTGTAGATTTTATTCCTAAAAGCGCCTTTAACTTACCATTTTTAAGGAGCAGGTGAGCAACGAATAAAATCCAAAGCAGGTTTGCTAATGGTAAGGCATAAGGGAGTAAGATACTTGTTACCCCCACTTTGCTACCAAAAAGAGCAAGTATTAATTTTGCTGGCCAAAACAAGACGGTCGCGCATGCAGCCAGAATATTGTGTAGGGAAAAGCCAGTAAATGAGTTGGTTATTAAGTAGCCGATGGCTTGCTGATTGAGCCAGCCTCCTACATAAAGAATTAGCAGCCCAATAATGCGACTTCTGGATTCAGGTGAGATTTTGTTGTCAGATAGCCCGGATACATTTGAAATAGTGGAATAATTTTGCTGATTAGTGAGGGCGCCGGGTGTAGTGATTGGCGGGAACTCAAAGGGCTCATGGTAGTTTTCTTTTTTATAGTCGGATCGATAAGTTTGATCTGCTTCATACTTGCTGCCGTAAAGCCCATCAGATCCCTGATACATATCTTGGCCAAAAACGTTTTTACCTTTATGTTCTGAACTCATAATCATCCCTATCTAAATGAAAATTGCCTGAAGGGCATAGCTAAATTGCAAACTTTCAGATAATACCTGCAAGCATAAAAAATTCCACTACGAAATTTAGTAGGTTGTTTGGAAAAACGCTTCAGAAGGCGCTTGATTATACCGCTTGCAAGATATAATTTTCAGACAAGCTTAAAACCGATGCAAAAGAAACTTGTACCACGGTAATTGGCTCGATAAAATGACGCAAACGCATATATGAGTAAGGGAAAAAATTATACCTGAGCACAGTTAGGGTGTTCACCTTTGGCTTGATTGCCGTTGCGAACGGGGTTCGCTTTTAAAGAAGGGTATAGAAATGCGTACTGAAGATGATCTGAAAGAAATCAAGGAAAGCTTACACAGGATCGCTTACGGCGGGCCGTCTACAGGAAACCTTTGGGCTATCATCGCACAACTCGTTGTTTTTAACTTCGGGCTTGTTTTTATGATTTATGAACATTCAAAGGGATCTATTGGGTTATTGTTTGCGTTAGTTTATGGTATATCCGCTGCTTTATTGGTTTTAAGTAGATGGAGCTTAATACCTCTATTTATATGCTATGTATATTTGAGTTTATGCTGGTCTATTATTCCTTTCGGCGTGTTCATGGATGCGAAACATCCAATTCTTGCATGGGGTGGTGGTGTAATAGTCTTTGCCTTTTCTATGTGGGTACACATTTGTTATGTGACCGATGATATTTTCAAAGGAAAGATAAAAAGCAGGAAAAAAAAGTAAAAGGATACTTGATTTTTGCTCATTAAGGGCTCGCTTCGGCGGGCCTTTTTTATTGGGTCCTATATGACCGATACCTACCGCATCACCGTTACCACGAAGTCAGGCGAAACTCACGAAGGCCTGATGAACCGATCACAGCCTGAGATGGTTAATGGCTTCATTGGTGTTGCAAGGGAAGATGGCGCTTGGGTATACCTCGCGCCTGATGATGTGCTCAAGATGGAATACGTGCCGCAAGAACAGCTATCCGATACTTGACGTAAGCACACGCAACCTCGGAAAAACTGTTGATTGATGGCGCAAAAGCAATAAGCAGATCCAGATAGGTTAATTTCATTTTTACCTCCGCAAAGTTATAGGAAAAGCGCAGCGGGGCTGTGCTTCTATTGTGAGGGTTAATAGCCTCTCTATAACGTGTCTCATAATTGGAGAAAGACATGGCATCACCAGATTGGGAGGCCATCGAGTCGGCTTACCGGGCTGGCTTGATGTCAGTAAGGGCGATTGGTGAAAAGCATGGCGTTAACCATGCCACCATCCTCAAAAGAGCAAACAAAGAAGGCTGGCAACGTGACCTGACAGAGCAAGTCAGATCGGCCGTTAAAGCCAAGGTAACCAAATCGGTAACCAGCGGCGGTAACCAGTCACCAGTGGTTACTGATGCGCAGATTGTTGACCAGGCATCAGACGAAGCTGCCGCTGTAGTGATGGCTCACCGTGAGGGGTTAGCAGCATGGCGTGGCATTACCAACAAGCTCCGCGACTTCCTCGAGGATGCTGAAATCACCGAAGACAATCATGCCTCAATGTCACGCTCAATCACTGCTGGTGTTGACGCGCAGATTAAGGTGATCAACGCCGAGCGTAAGGCCTACAACCTCGATAGCGAGGAAGGTAATAAGACGGTCGATGACCTGTCGAATCTGATGGATTCATTGTCTCAGGGGGCTTAATGAAACCTGAGTACATCAAGCTGCTATCCGATAAGGACTGGCGGCTGAATAATCTGTACTGGATAACCGACAAAGAGGGTAAGCCTCAGCGATTCCGGATGACGCCAGAGCAGCGCGAATACTTCGAGGGCATGCACACACGCAACATCATCCTTAAAGCACGTCAACTTGGTTTCACCACAGAAGTCTGCATTATCCAGTTGGATGCGGCTTTGTTCGAGGCTGCCAAGTGCGCCCTAATCGCCCACACCCTCAACGATGCTAAGCGCCTGTTCCGGGAAAAGGTGAAGTACGCCTATGACCGGCTGCCGGCAGAAATCAGGGCTGCCAATCCGGCGAGCAATGATTCGGCGGGTGAACTGGTATTCAGAAAGGGCGGGTCACTTTACGTCAGCACGTCATTCCGTGGCGGCACGCTGCGTTTCCTGCACGTTTCCGAGTTTGGGAAGATATGCGCTAAGTTCCCCGACAAAGCGCGTGAGATTGTCACTGGTGCGTTTGAGGCGGTATCCAGCGATTGCTTCACCACTATTGAGAGCACAGCAGAAGGGCGGGCCAGTTACTTCTTTGATTACTGCCAGACCGCTGAGAAAGCCCAGTTGCAGGGAAAGACGCTTTCGAATCTGGACTGGAAGTTTTTCTTCTTCTCCTGGTGGAAGAATCCCCTGTATGCAATCGACCCCGTAGAGCCTCTACCGCAACGCCTCGACGATTATTTTGACGATATCGAGCAGAAGCACGGTGTCATTCTCAATGATCGCCAGAAAGCCTGGTATTACGCCAAAGAGAAGACGCTCGGCGATGACATGAAGCGCGAGTAGCGCTGCGAACGTTTCTGCGATGTCTCAGCAGTTGTTCAGTAATGCTTTCGGGAACATGGAGGACGCGCTTGTTAAGTTTGCCACCACCGGCAAGGCTTCCTTTTCTGACTTCGCAAACTCAGTTCTTTCAGACATTGCCCGCATTGCCATTCGCCAGTCGCTTATTGGGATCGGCACAAGCTTTGCCGGGATGGCGGGAGGAATGTTTGGTGGCGCTGCTGCAGCTTCGTCCGGAGCAGCAGCGGCTTCTTCTGCATCATCAAGCAATGCCTTCTCCAGTGGGGCATACAGCAACCTCAAGCTTAACGCGAAGGGGGGCGTATACGATTCTCCATCCCTGAGCACTTATAGCGGTGGCGTGTATGACTCACCGAAATTCTTTGCCTTCGCTAAGGGGGCTGGTGTTTTTGGAGAGGCAGGGCCTGAAGCAATTATGCCGTTAACACGTTCATCAGACGGTTCACTGGGTGTAAGGATGGTAAATGGCGGCCAGGCTGATGCTAAGAGTGCTGGTAACACGGTTATTCACCAGACTATCCAGGTGAATGGTAATGGCGATGCAGCACTGAAGCAGGCAATGGAAGAAGCTGCGCGAAGAGGTGCTACTGATGGCGCGAAACAGGCCCGACAGGACATGCTGCAGGACTTCCAGAACAGAGGGCAGGGCCGTCGACTGCTGGGCGTATAAGACAGGAGTAAATAATGGCAGATGTACTGGAATGGCCCGGCCCCAATCCTTCCTCGCTTAACTGGCACCTCGAATCAAATACTAAAACCTTTCGCTCTCCCTTCAACGGCGCATCACAGACGGTTCGCTTCCCCGGCTCCCGGTGGAAATGCACTGTTGAGTACGCGGTACTTGAAGAAGCACAGGCCCGCAGGATTGAGGCGGTGCTGGCGGCGATGGATGGTGAATATGGTCGGGTCAGGATACGGGATTGGGGTCGGGCAGGAAGAACTCCGGAAGGAACTCCTGTTGTGTCAGACCCAGATCAAACGGGAGTGGCCCTTTCAACAAGTGGCTGGAAGGCAAACACGGTAGTACTCCGGGCGGGGGATTACTTTACCGTTAACTCTGAGCTTAAAAAAGTGACAGCGGATGTGACCAGCAATGCTTCTGGCGTAGCGGTTATTTCGTTTGCCCCAATGCTGCGAACGTCTCCTGCCGCAAACTCCCCACTGGAAGTTCAAAACCCGTGGGGGATATTCAAGCTTGTCGACAACTCTCAGGGCGAAATCCGGCGCGCACCCGGCCTTATCTCATCAACAACCATCGAGTTTGAGGAGGCTTTCTGATGATGTACTCACCGTTTTCAGACTCAATGGTGGACTGGCTTTCTCGCGATCGCGTAACAGTGGTGGTGGCCGCAAATATCCAGTTCGAATCAGGAACCGCATACGTGCATTCCGGGACCGGGACGATCGTTATAAACGGGTTTGTCTACTACGGCATGGGTCGAATGGGTTCCATCGATGATGTAAACGAAACGAACACGACAAGTCCTTCTCAGCTGAAGATGACGCTGTCAGGTCTGGATATGTCTCTTTTTGCCAAAACACTTAATGAGAGATGCGTAGGCCGGTCTGCGGAGATATTTCTGGTCGCGATAGACGATAACGGGCAAGTGCTTGGCGCTGACCTGATCTTCCAGGGCAAGGTATCCAGTACTGGCGCAACCGCGGGCGAAACTAACGCATTGCAGTATACCGTCAGCAATATCTTTGAGGACTGGCAGCGACCATTTCCAGACCGATTTACCGATGAATCACATCAGTCGTCGCAGCCGGGTGACAGGATATTCCGTTACGTTGCGCAGATGTCTGAGCGGTCAATTTTCTGGGGTAGTAAAAAGGATGCGCCAGGCTTTACCTATTCGTGAGGTTTTATGAAGCACCCTGACTGGCAGAAGAGACTTGTAACTGTAATTAAGGCCGCCGAGAAGCGGCCTTTTTCATGGGGAGAGCATGACTGCTGCCTGTTTGCCGCCGATTGCGCGCAGGCAATGTGTGGCGAAGATTTTGCCGCTGAATTCCGCGGGAAGTATGACAGCGAAACCGGAGCGAAAAAGGCGTTGCTGCGCGGCGGCGGTTCACTTGAGCGTGTTCTCTCACGCTTTCTTGAAGAGGTGAGTCCGGCATTTATACAGCGTGGAGATATCGCTGTGGTCGAGAACGCCGGGCGCAGGTGCGCAGGGGTTTTTTATAGCGGCGCGGTATGGGTTCCGGGCGATTCAGGCCTGGTTGGATTACGCGGAAATGTATTGAGTGCATGGAGGGTTAACTGATGCCTGCTGCTATTCCAATCGTTGCGGCTGTGGCCGGTGGTATTGCCGTTGCTAACCAGGCTTACGCCATCGCAATGGTAATCACCGTGGCCGCTCAGCTTGCCTCTCAGGCTCTGGCGAAAAAGCCCTCCATGGGTGGTTACCGGGACACCCAGGAGAGGAAGCAGGTTCTTCGCGCCGCTGCCAGTGCCAAAACAGTTATTTATGGCAAAACTCTTTCGGCCGGCACGCTCTTCTTTTCGGAAGAGCAGGAGGGTGACCAAACTGATGGAGAGCTGCTACACCTGGCCATTACACTCGCCGGCCATCCAATTACCGGCGTAGGCGCTGTTTATCTAGGCGACGATGACATTTCGACCTACGGAAGCAAGGCCTCTCATGAGGTGCATATTGATCGCCAGACAGCAGATCCTTATCTGCTGGCAAATGCACCTTCATGGAAGGAGGACATGATTGGTAAGGGCATTAGCTGGCTTAGGGTGACACTTCAGTTTGATGCGGAAAAATTCCCCTCTGGCATTCCCAATATTACCGTTGAGAAGCTTGGTCGTAAGGTGTATGACCCACGCACGGGCCAGACGCTTTACAGCAACAATGCCGCTCTGTGCATCCTCGACTATTACCGCAACTACCTCAAGGTTCCTGACTCTGACATCAACTGGGATCAGTTCAAGGAAGCAGCGAACATTTCAGACGAAAGGGTTACCAGCACCGGCAATCTGACCGAGCTTCGTTACACCATAAATGGTGAGTTCGACCTGAGCGAGAATAAGGCAAGCATCCTTGAATCAATGCTTTCTGCATGCTCTGGAGAGGCTACTTATATCGCGGGCAAGCACGGCATTCTGGTTGGTGCTTATTACGGTCCAGCGACAGAAGAGATCACTGAAAGTCAGCTGGCGGGCGATATTGAAATCATGCCCGAGGTATCTCAGTCTGAGCGTGTGAATACCATCAAAGGGACATTCACTGACCCGGAGCAACGATTCGCTGAGGTGGATTTTCCGACGGTCTCTGTTGCTGAATGGGTTGCGGAAGACGGCGTTGAAATTTCTCAGGACCTCAAGCTTCGCTTTGTGACGTCTGAATTTCAGGCTCAGCGGTTGGCTGACATTAAGCTAAAGCGTACTCGCATATCTCGGACCATGAACGTTACGCTGAACCTGAGCGGATATCGTTATCGACCGGGAATGTATGTGAAGGTTAACTTTCCTTCACTGGGGATTGTCGGCGTTGAGATGCGTGTAACGGACTGGAGATTCGGCGTTCAGAATGGCGTACAACTCACACTCAAGCAGGAAACAGCCGGGGTATGGGGTGACGCAATTGGGAAGCCTATCGATCGCCCTCCATTCACGCAATTGCCAACTGGCGGAGTAGCTCAACCTCAGAACCTGAAATACACCGTTGAAGAAATCGGTCAGGTGGTTCAGGGGGTGCTTTCATGGCAGAATGTGGGTCAGTATGTTTATAATCAGGTCCTTATCAGGAAAGACGGACAGCTGGTTTTATCGGTGCAGGTTCCTGGCTCATTCACCCGCCTCACCGGACTGCTGCGAGACACGTACACAGCGCATGTCATAGCGGTTAACCAGATGGGCGCCCAGTCTCCTGAGGCATACCTTGAATTCAGTATCGAAGCGCCGCCACCACCTTCTGCAGTGGATCAGAAGCAGGGTTATTTTTCAGTAACTCTCATCCCTCGCATCAATGAGATAACCAACGTCTCAACACAGTTCGACTTCTGGACTTCAGGCCTGACTCAGCTACCTAATGCCAACCAGTCTACAGTGGAAGGCAATGCAAGTCGTGCCGGCATCGGAAGTAACTGGACAGCTTACGAACTGAAAATTGGCCCTACATATTACTGGTATGTGAGAACCATAAATGCCTTTGGAACATCTGCGTTTGTAGAGGTGCCAGTTGTTTGCAACACAGATACTGGCGAGTTGATTGACTACATCGATAATCAGATCCGCAAGTCAGAAGCATTTGACCGGCTCACTTCATCCATTGATACGAGTGTCGATGCAATCCTGCAGAACGCCCTTAACCTTGATGCCTCTGTGGATCATCAGTTTGAGGCTTACGGTCGAAACCGAGCCGACATCATAACTGTCCGTCAGACCATTGCCACCATTGACAGCGCCTATGCTCAGAAATTTGAGCAGATTCAGGCCCAGTCAGACCAGAACACTGCGTCAGTGCAGCAGGTCTCCAGTGCTTACGCTGACCTCAGCGGCAAGCTTTCGGCTCAGTGGGGCGTGAAGGTTCAGATTGACAGGAATGGGACTAAATATGTCGCTGGCATGCAGCTTGGGGTGGAAGGCAACGGCGGGTCCACTCAATCATTTGCACTCTTTAGCGCAGATACATTCGCAATCTACAACACAAGTACCCTTGGTTATCAACTGGCCTTCACTGCAGTAAATGGCCAGGTCTTCATTAATGACGCGCTTATCAACTACGCCTCTATAACCCTCGCCAAAGTGGGATCATGGTACTCAGCAAACTATGTAGCTGGCAGATCAGGAACAATCATGAGGAGTGATGGTTCTTTTGAACTGTACGGAGGCTCTGGCCGCTCTGGGGGTAGCGTGTTCAATGAAACTGGAATGGCCGTTTACGACGCTAACGGAGTGGAAAGGTTTAAAGCGGGGAAGCTCAACTAATGGCTGATATTTATGGGGTTCGTATCACTCCCGACGATGGAGGCAAACAAATCATACTGGACGCCTCAATGCGTTACGCATCATATCTTGGTAGCGCGTCCATGCTGGCAAACACCGGGTCAGTGGGTGGGTTTAAGCCTCAGCCCGCCAACAGCAAGGCGCTGATAGTGCCACGAAATCTGGTTCGGGTGTATCCAGGAAGCAATCCTGCCGGACCGCCTATGGCATATGTTCGCAGCATGTCTTTTAACGGCAGCGCTCTTGTTTACGATGCAAAGTTCACCGATCCGGATGGCGGCAAACCATTACCTACCGATGAGGCGGGGTTTTCTGATGTATTTTCTGTCTCATACGCTGAAAACCCTTCAGTGGAATATGGAGCGAGAATCACCAACGGTTCAAACTTTATGGAGATAGGCGACACATCGTATCTTGGATTTGTAACCTACAGAGCCGTCATCAATATAAATGGGTCGTGGAGCATCCCGTCAGAAATTGTAAATCTCGGGAATTATATTGTATTTGCGCGATGGTCAAATACTAATAACCCGCTATATCTGGACAGAGGAAGTAATGCCATTAAGTCATATACGGCATTTGGAAGCATCGAAGGGTCAATGGAGGGTGGTATAGTTAATAATGTTCAGGTTGTGATTGTCTCCTGCGGATTCTCCCCCTCACTTCCCGTTTCTGGTTATGGGATGGTTATTCGAAACGCCTCAAATCAAGTCACGTATTCCAGCAAATATCCACCCGTAATGTGGCCTGACGCCTACTACGATTTCGGGTTTTATGAGAGCTATGACGGCTCTTCGGGTGAAGTCCTGTCATGGGTTAACCCCACTGGCGCCGTGTCTCAACCAATGGTTCCGCTTTGTAGCCTCGGCCTGCAACGCGGCGATTACAGCAGGGATAATAACGGGTACAGCTTCAGAAAGTGCTTAGAGTCTGGCCTAAAGATGAATGGCAATGCTATTTCAACAGCAAGAGCCAAGACTACAGGACGGGAGGTGGTTGTTTACCAGTACCCTAAAGCGGTACAGGCGGCGTGCCAATTACCTTGCATCGAAGCATCATATTATTTTTGAAAAATCCCCGTATAACTATATAACCGGCCACCGCGCCGGGTTTTTTTATTGCCCGGAGAAATCTATGCCAGCAGGCACTATTGCACTAACTAACAACTCAACCGCAGTTACCGGCTCAGGCACTAATTTTTCCTCTGAGCTGAAGGCTAACGATTTCCTGGTAGCCATTGTGGGCGGCGTGACTTACACACTTGGCGTGCAGTCAGTTAACTCAGCCACAAGTGTGACGCTGACTACGGCATATAACGGTCCGACAACGTCAGGGCTGGCATGGACTGCGGTTCCTAATGCGGCGCTGGTTGGGATTACTGCTCAGGTAGCAGCTGATGTTGCGAAAGCCATTCGCGGGCTCAATCTCGACAAGGCTAACTGGCAGCAGGTATACAGCACTGCCGGCAATATCACCGTTACGCTGCCAGACGGTACTCAGTACAGTGGACCATCATGGAAAAGCCTGGCAACCTCACTCAGCGGGCTGGGAGATTCTGCAACTAGAAATGTGGGAACAACATCTGGAACAGTAGCGGCGGGGAATGATTCGCGGCTTAATACGGTAAATGGTAAAACTGGGGGAGCAATATCGTCAAGCGTTCAGGTTTCAGCGGGTACGCTGGGCTGCAATGGACCTATTGTGGCTACTGGCAGTGGTTTTTTTTGCGATAATGTCAGCGACACAACCACTGACGCTACCTCGACATTTATGCGCGCGTATGGGCTTGATCGCAATTATGATGTCTACCACCAGTATTATCTTGTTAAGGGCCAATATCACTCATGGAGGTCTGTGCAGAATGCAGTAGTGTCACTAAGTGTGAGATCCAACGGGGCCTGCTATGCGGCTTCATTCAACCCGACGTCTGACTCAAGACTTAAATTTAATAAGCGTTTCATTGGCGACGCGCTCTCCAAGTCCATGACACTGAGGGGTATGACCTACCAAATTCAGGGAGAAGCGCGGGCAGGTGTTATAGCACAAGATGTGCAGAGGGTACTCCCGGAGTCTGTGACCGTTGACGGCGAAGAAATAGTGCTAGAAGACGGCGAAATAATTAATGATCAGCTGTCTCTGGATTATGCCGGGATTACGGCATTGAATACTGAGGCATTAAAAGATGTAGTTAAGTTGATGCTCGAGTGTCTGACTGACCCCGATTCAGCTAAATCCAAGCTTATAAATCTGGTTGATTCTATCAACGCATCAACAGATGACGCGAACGAAACTGACATGAAAATGGAATGGGCTTTGCTTAACCCTCCCGTCTCATCTCCAGACGAAGTGACTGAAGACAACCCCTCAGAAGGTGAGGCGTAAAAAAGCCCCGGCGACGGGGCAGGTACAGACCGCGTCAGTCTCAGCAGGCTGCGGTGGGGCACTAAGTCTTGGTGAGCATCAGAACAGGATTCAGGCATGGAAAAGTCGACGCAGGGGCTGGCTCGATTACTTAGCATCAACTAAAAAAATAAGCACCTTTCATGGCCAGCGCCAAGACTAACGCTACGTTAATAGCGAAAGCGACGACAGGGACTATTATTTTTTTCATTACTCCTCGCTATATATTGTATTCTGCCACACAGCCGCCTCTCCGGCTTCCCTGAGCAAAAATGTCCCGCCCTTAGTGTGGCGGGCTATAACAACTTCTCTTCCGGCCATTAGCTAGCCATATCGCCAGATCATACCCTGAATAGGAAACTGTGGTGGTTGTGAGTTTATACATGCTTTCTCACGTTTGTGCCGTCCATCTTAGTAGGCTGTGGTGGGGCTGGCATTAGTCACTCCTTCACAACAGCATAAAAAACGCCCGCTCGAAGCGGGCGACGAGACGCAATCTCCAACGGGGGAGAACCATCAAACACAGCTTATAATATGCTATATAAGCTTAGGATACTGCCGCAGCGTTGCTATGAAAGATAGCGTAGTAATTTTACTCGATAGGATTGCATAAGTAGATTTTCCAGACGCAAAAATGCCCGCACGAAGCGGGCCAATCAGCATCTTCTCGATTTTTTGTTATGGGTACCACTGCGTTTGCAATGGCATAAATTTTTACGGCCTGGCTGATGAATTCTTTAGCTGCGGCATGCAAAAAAATACCCGTCACTCCAATGAAAGAGACAGGTACAAGGGGAGGTGAAGCGTTCGAACGCGCAAAGGCATTCTGTTGTTTTTAGGCTCTCTACTGTGCTTGCAAGAAGGACGTAGGGTGGATTTCACTTCTTGCCGGATGGGAGTTGCATCCATTCACCTTCCACATTAAAAATTTTATTCATAAACAATTCAACAACAAGCGTAAGCGGTAAAAAATTCAGTTCGAAGAATTACGGTGACCTATCGTTCGGAGAAGTTAGGAAAGCCTGCTCGTTAGGTAATTTAGTACCGCAAGTAACCCGATGAGAAACATCTTGTACTGCCAGCAAGATTTTTAAAAGTATCCTATGCTTAGAAAGCCCTTAATTTATTAGAGATTATTATGACTAGTCACAGAGGTGGAGCAGGTAATTTCGCGGCCAATCCAGAGAGAGCTGTAGAGGCCGGACGAAAGGGAGGAGCCCTCAGTGGAGGAAACTTCAAGAATGACCCAGAGCGGGCAGTTATCGCAGGTCGAAAAGGCGGTATTAAAAGCCGTAGAAAGTAATTGTTTGTAAGTTAGGATGCTGTGAGGCTGGACTTCACAGCATCTGAAAAAAACTGCCTTATCTCGAATTCTCAGCAACTACCTCACCTTTACAAATCACACAACTGGTCAGCCTTGATCAAAACCACCGATCGATATTACTGTTTATCCATACAGTGTTTATCAATGGAGGATTTGTCATGCCGCGTGATTATGAGATTAAAGATGCATTTGTAAGCGCCATAAGGCGCAGCCCGGATGGTGGCGTCACTGTCACTACTCAGGAGTTTGTTCGCCAATTGGAGCTTCTCAACTGGCACTTCAGCCTGCGTGAGGCTAATCAGTGGATCAAGTCGCATACGGTGACGTTCCGGGACGTCTCTACTCAGGAGGGTGAGGCTAAGACGTATAAGCAGTTCAACCCGAACGGGGGAATCTGACATGGGCTTTCCATCTCCTGCGCAGGACCATGTTGAGCACCGACTTAACCTGAACAGCATTCTGATGCCAAACCCGGCCAATATGATGCGCATTGAAACGCCGGAAGGATTCGTGCTGGTTGACCGTTCTGCCCGGATGAAGCCTGGCGACAAGGTCGCGTACCAGCTTGATGATTACCCGCAGATTGGGAAATTGTTCCCCAGCGGCATCATCACTCAGGACGGAGAGACGATCGACGGTCTGGGTCTTGATGGGGTAGTGGTGCTGGGAAAGGTGACGGCGGAAGTGCTGCCTATTTATGAGCCATACCGGCCGACTATATAAAGGTAGCGCGAAGCGATCCTGATAATTATGGATGCTGCGGAATATGAGCAGCATCCTGACATCTAGTGTTTCAATTAGACACAAACAGAAAAGCCTCTGGCGTTAACCAAAGGCTTTTTCTTTGCATCCAGGATGCGCGTGCATTTCACGTGCACTTTTTTGTACTGCCTTCGTAGTTCCGTTGTCTTTATGTAGTCCTTGGATTCAGTCTACACGCGGCTTTGTCCGCTCAACGTCCTACTAATTATGGCGGTGAGAGGGGGATTCGAACCCCCGATACGTTGCCGTATACACACTTTCCAGGCGTGCTCCTTCAGCCACTCGGACACCTCACCACATTTTTTCCATTGACCGCGCCGGGTCAACGGGGCGCTACTATAGGGAGTCGGCTGAAAAGGGTCAAGCACTATTTTTCTCTTTTGTTCTATTCGCTTAAGCTCTGAACGAATCGATTTAGCGTTACGCACTCCGCCGGTTTTGTCATCAAATTGAAATCCCAGTGACACAAAAATATCACCCGATCGTCGCAAAATTACCGCCTGAAATCATTGGTATTTTTTGCTTACAAGGATCGAATAATGAAAAAGCTTCCTCTGTTTACCCTCTCTCTGCTCGCTTCAGCGATCGCGACTTCGGCCATAGCGGATACCGACCTCGTTTCCCGAGCGGCGCAGGGCGATCTCAGCCAGCATGGTGGGGCTCGTCGGCTGACCGGTGACCAGACTGAGGCGTTAAAAGCCTCGCTACGCAATAGCACCGCCAAAAACGTCATCCTGCTGATTGGCGATGGCATGGGTGACTCTGAAATCACCGCGGCGCGTAATCTGGCAGAAGGCGCAGGCGGCTTTTTTAAAGGTATCGATGCGCTGCCGCTGACCGGCCAGTACACCCATTATTCGTTAGATAAGAAAACCCACAAACCTAATTACGTCACCGACTCGGCCGCGTCAGCCACGGCCTGGGCAACCGGCACCAAAAGTTATAACGGTGCCATCAGCGTCGATGTTAATGGTCAGGATCAGATGACGCTGCTGGAGCTGGCGAAAGCAGCGGGCAAAGCCACCGGCGATGTCTCGACCGCCGAACTGCAGGATGCGACGCCCGCGGTGCTGTTCTCGCACGTGACCTCACGTAAATGTTACGGACCGGAGAAGACCAGCGAACTCTGTCCGACCAACGCCGCAGAGCAGGGCGGTAAGGGATCGATTAGCGAACAGTTACTGAAAACCCGTCCCGACGTAACCTTAGGAGGCGGGGCAAAATCGTTCGCCGAGGTAGCGAAAGCCGGCGAATATCAGGGTAAAACGCTGAATGAGCAGGCGCAGGCACTGGGCTATCAGCTGGTCAGCGACTGGCAGGGGCTTAACGCCGTCACCGTGGCCGATCAGCAAAAACCGCTGCTGGGTCTGTTCTCTGCAGGCAATATGCCGGTGCGCTGGCAGGGGCCGAAAGCCAGCTATCACGGCAATATTGATAAGCCGGTGGTGACCTGTGAAGTCAATAAGGACCGCCCGCTGTCAACGCCTACGCTGGCGCAGATGACCGCCAAAGCGATCGACCTGCTGCGTAACAATCCGAATGGTTTCTTCCTGCAGGTTGAAGGCGCATCAATTGATAAGCAGGATCACGCGGCCAATCCTTGTGGTCAGATTGGTGAAACGGTGGACCTGGATGAAGCGGTCCAGCAGGCGCTGGCATTTGCCCGTGAAGAAGGCAATACCCTGGTGGTGGTGACGGCGGATCATGCCCATAGCAGTCAGATCGTTGAGAACGGCACTAAAGCACCGGGACTGACCCAGGCGCTGAACACCAAAGACGGTGCGGTGATGACCATCAGTTACGGCAATTCAGAAGAGGATTCGCAGGAACATACCGGATCGCAGTTGCGGATTGCGGCCTATGGCCCGCATGCGGGTAACGTGGTGGGGCTGACCGACCAAACCGATCTGTTCTATACCTTAGGAAATGCAATGGGGCTGAAGCTGCCTGGCCAGTAA